TTTTAAAGGAGAACCAGCTGTTACAGCGGAGGTGCTGACAAGCTCGAACGTCAACGTGCTGAAAAACGAGAACTGCAACTACCTCACGACTTACAACAGCACTTACACATTTTTCAGTAATGGCGTGATGGCCGACGGTTCGCACTTCGATGAGGTTCTCGGCATTGACATGCTGACAGCGGACATTCAGGCAGAGCTTACCAGTTTAATCATGTCGTCGACTAAGGTTCCGATGACTGACGCAGGTATGGCTCAACTCACAACGGCAATAGCCAAGGCCTGCGACGCAGCGCTCAAGCGCGGATTTATAGCGGCTGGTACGTGGGATGGCGCATCTGTCTTGAGCCTCCAGCCCGGCACAGCACTGACCAATGGGTACTCAATTCAGGCGGGGAGCATTTCCGATCTCTCCAGTGTGGACAAAGCCGCTCGAGTTACTCCGCCGATTTATGTGTGTATTATTCTCGCGGGTTCAGGCGAGAGCTTCACAATTACAGCAAACGTCAATAGATAAGGAGTGAGATAAATGTCTGCAGTAACGACTTATAGTTTTGAAGATGTCTCATTTGTCATACAGCACCCAGCTCTCGGACAGAAAATCGCCAATGGTGAAGGAATAGGCAAGATCACCGTCGCTTATACGGATAACCTCACCGAGAGTGACCTCGGAGCAGATGGTGGCGTGATGATCAGCAAGGTTCTGTCCCGCAGGGGAACAGTCACACTTGAAATTCAGCAAACGAGTTCTGTGAACAAATGGTTGTTGAATTTAGCAAACACAGTGGTCAATGGTGCTTCTTCCGGCTGGGCCAGTGCCAGCATCACTATAACGGAGAAGTTCGATAACGGAGTAACTACAACTGCGTCGCAGGTTGCTCTTATTAAACGCCCTGACCGCAGCTTAGCCCAGCAAGGTGACCATGTCAGTTGGGAGCTATTCGCGGCGAACATCTCGGAGGTGTAATTTATGGACACGATCAAGATAAAAGAGCGCACGTTTATATTCAAAGTCCCAACCCCATGGGACGGATGCGCAATATTCAATATGCTAATAACATATAACCTTCCTTTTGGTGCGACTTCGGTCTTCGGCATAAGCAGTACAAAGAAGCCGATGCCTTCAGAGGAACTCGAGGCATTTTTGAAACTATGTTTAAAAAACTGCTATGAGCAACTGGGAGACATAAAAGCCCCAGTTGTGGATAGCGAGGGCGGGATTGGGATAATGGAAGCAACATCACCAATGCTGACGAAAATCGCATCACAGTTCATCCTTTTTTTTATCGAATGCTGGCAGGCAGAAAACAGTTAATTTTCAAACCACGTTCTGCCAGTTATTCAGTCGCAGAGACCGCCAACATTGACGCTGTATTATTCGCGCCGGTGATGGCGGGTCTTTGGCGACAACGCGAATTGAAGGATGGCACCTATTCATACATTGATTTTCTTAACATCCTCGAAATGATAAACGTTGAGAATGAGAATAAACACCGTGACTATGAAGCACAACGGAGGCGAGCCAATGTCTAAATACATAGAAGAGTATCTTGTATCACTTGGATTTGACCTTGACAGCAAGGATGGCAAGGCTTACCTCGACATGTGCAACAAAATAGAGAAAAAACAAACCACTGCGGAAAAGACTGGCAGGACCGCTACTACACAAGCAAAAAAGAACTCTGACGCCCAAAAATCCCGGATGACCAGCGACAAAAAAGAGATTAACCTCATGGGGGACATGGAAAAAACCATCAAACAGCTCGGCACCGTGTGGGCGGAGATTGAAGCGGGGAATATTTTCGGAGCATTCACCAAAGGAGCTGCCGGAGCCAAGGCATTTACTGGTTTTATAAACAACATGAGTGGATCGTTCGGAAAAGTAGATGCAAAGGCCGGAGGGCTTAAAAAGACACTCAGTAGCTTATTCGGAGGACAAGCGGAAGGTGAAGCCGGAGCAATAGGCGACAGTTTGGGCGGAGATGCAGCAGCGGGAGCCGCTGGGCTTGGCGCTGCTGCAGCAGGCGCGGGAATAGTTGCAGGCATTGTCATCGCTTCTGTGGCCTCCATCAAGATGGCTGACGGGCTTGCACAATCGAACATTGAAGTCGAGAACATGGCGCGCCAAATGTGGATTACTGACAGCGCTGCGTGGAAACTAAGTAATACCTTATCATCCATGGGAAAAGGGGTGGGAGATCTCAACACAATAGCCCTCAACCCTGTATTAAAAAACCAGTTTGAGACATTGCAGCAATTTCAGCAGACGACCCTCCAGCTTCCTGCGGATTTTCAGCAGGTTAACGATAAGTGGGCCACAGGAGTAGACACCGCAAACGAAAAGCTTAAATTATCAATAACCTATATGAAGGAAATCGCCGCGTATGATTTATCAAAAGTATTTGAACCTATCGCAGAGGGATGGAACAACTTTTGGGCTGACTTTTTCACCGGAATAGGAGACTCATTGGGAGGTTCCCAAGCAATGCTTGATAATACTCTTAAAGCAGAAAGCACTGGAGCGACCACGGCACCGCAGAGTCCAATCAATTATGCTACCGGTGCACAAATAACCAATTCGCCCAATATCACAGTGAATGCAACATCCAACGATCCTCAGAGCATAGCTTCTGCAGTTGCCGGGGCAGTGAAATCCTCATATAACGAGACCGCGCTGATAAATAGTCTACAAGGGATAAATAGGTAGGTGTGAATATGGCTCTGACATACATCAAGGCATCGAACGGAAACAGTTATTACTTTGACGTTACCTTCCGAGAGACACACGACCTCGAAAATATTATTACACAGAACCCAGTGCAGAGCGGAGCAAATATAAACGATCATGTGTATCAGCAACCAATACTGGTGACTTTAGACATTGGAGTGTCGGATTGCCTCGGGAGTTACATCGCGGGGCAATATTCAGACAACGCCAGCAGGAGTGTATCTGCATACTTAGTGCTCATGGGTCTTTGGCAGCAGGCATTGATACTTGATGTCTATACACAATTAGTGTCTTACCGAAGTATGATTATAAAGTCAATCGTGGCCGTGAGAGACAAGACGACACAGACCATTCTGCGCGCCACCATTGTTCTACAACAGCTCATAATTACCGATGCGGTTTCAGTAACGATTGCTCAGGGAGCATCGACAGACCCGCAGGTGACTGATAATTCATCTGGAGCGCTGGCCCCGAAGGCAGATATCAAAACGCCGACGCTAAGATTTCCTTACGACGACTATGTTGAGGGAAGCAGTACAGTATCATTTTCGACAGATGTCAAAACGCTTAACGGCACAACGGTAAAGGCAGGAAGTGCAGGAAGAATGTACTTCAAGTCTTATTTTGGTAATTTCTCAATGAGCAAGTGTGTTTATTTTAAAGATAGTAACAAATTTCAAGTAACCCCGATACTTACTGTTTCCGTGCAGAATGCATCACAATTTACAATATTGGGTCGTAAAGCAATGACATATGAAGAGTTAGCTGCAAAATACGGTTCGTGAGGTGAATTAAATGGTATCTCAACTTAAATTAACCAATAACCCGAACCAGACATTCAAAACCACGATACCCGGAGATACTCACAACCTTAATCTGATAATCACCCTTACGTATAACACGATGGCAGCGTATTGGATGATGGGATTATACGATGCAAATACCAACCAGCCCATCGTTTTGGGAGTTCCGCTTTTATGCGGACATGACCTATTCGAGCAGCTTCAATATTTAAATATAGGTTCTGTCTATGTCATTAATATAGGCGACCCGACAATTGAAGTCCCCGACGATAAGACAATCGGGGGTAATTTTATCTTAGTTTGGATGTTGATGTAATATGGCAGACGATACGACCGTATACCATTCAACTGGATCAATATTATCTACAACCGCAAATTGGCGGAGGAAATATCGAGTGCTGGTGTATGAGCACGACACCTCAGCCGTTCAATTTCCGCAGTCAAATGATGATGCCTCAGCCTATAACCAAAAGTGGGCTCAGGAGGCAAGCGGGGACATCTGTCTCGATGTGTCAGATCTTCGTTGCACGTTTCAAGTTCAGCGCTATGCACTTTATTACGCAAACCAAGCTCTTATTACAATTTATAACCTTAACGCCACGACCGAGAATTCAATCATTCAACAGGGATACCGAATTATAGTCGAAGCCGGATACGACCCTAACGGAGACGGTAAGGGCAATTACGGGCAGATATTCGACGGTACCATTCTAATGTGTAATCGCTTTAAACAAAACGGCACGGATTATATCCTTCAGATATTGGCTCTCGATGGAGCGGATTTTTTAAAGTCCGCTTATTGCTCGTTTACATACCTTAAAGGGCAAACGGCTCGAGATGTGATAAATACCATAACAAACAAGGCCGCAGTTCCGATTAAACTCGGGTACGCATCACCGGTGTTTGACACAATCCCGTATTCAAAAGGCTCAGTAGTCCATGGTCTCGCAAAAGACACACTGTCGGACATTGCAAAAACTCACAATGGGACATGGTTTATTGACAACGGACAACTCTATATAATTGCATATTCAGACGACGCGGCGACCCTGCCGATGGGTCTACAGGCGATAGAACTAAACGAGAAAACGGGGCTGATAGGCAACCCACAATTATCTCAGCAATGCGTGAATGCGCGAATGCTCATTAATCCGCAGGTGTCGCCATACAGCCTTGTTCACATATCAAGCGAATTAATCACGCAGGCGCTCGTTACCTTCGACAGCAGTTCCGGATCGATAAGCAATCCGGTTTTAAGCGCACTTGACCCCGAGGGATTATATCGGGTGATATCGGTCACCTTCACAGGGGACACGAGAGGGAACGACTGGTATGCGGATATTGTTGCGGCGACGCAAGCAGGGAAGATCGCGGCAAACCTAACAATCAATTGAGGTGGATAATATGCAGTCATTGTCAATACACTCGATAGCAGGCGGTCAAGAGGCACCGTTTGATGCTCTTAAAGACACAATATTTTCTACTCTTCATGTTGCCAATATAGGTATTGTCACATCAATCGACAATGGGTTGCTCACGGTAAAACCAATCATTAATGAGAGAGCTGTCAGCACCGACGGAACGACCCAATGGTTAGATTTGCCCGAGATACCCGATACACCATACATCGGAAATACTCCCAAAGCAGGAGATGCAGTTTTACTTATTTTTTGCGACAGCGACATATCAGGATGGTTGAAAAATGGAGGTACGGACACCAACAATAACCCAGCCACGCAAAACCAAGAGATACTGCGGATGCATTCGCTTTCAAATGCTGTGGCAATAACAGGGGTACATTCGCAATCAACGGGATATGTGACATCAACATCTTACACGGATATAACGGCCTCAACCGCCAACAACGGTACAGGCGTAAGTGACGCCCTCATTGCATTTATTGAGAGTTGGGAAGGCGCGTACCAAAACTGGTATGACGACGGTTTCGGAACACAAACCATCGGGTACGGGCACACAGGGGCGTTGCCAAGCGGATATGCCGCACCGCTGTCGTCAGCTCAGATGACGTCACTGCTTTCAAGTGACTTGACGTCATATATCGCATCGGTCAATTCCACATTCAGCGGATATACCCTGTCACAGAACCAGTTCGACGCTTGTGTCAGTTTTGCCTATAACATGGGGCCGAGCGCACTCGCAAGTTCAACTCTCGCTAAGGATATAAAGGCGGGCGTCAGCAGCGATATTCTGAAAAAGGACTTTGACGCATGGAGCATGGCCGGAGGTCAAACAGTTCTTGGGTTACTTTATCGTCGAGATGCAGAATGGGCAATGTTCTGCAACAATCAATATTTAGCAAATGGATGAGGTGTAACATGAAATACAGGAGACTTTCACCGACCGGAGATTATACTTTCGGATTTGGAAACACCTCGTTTATATCAGGAGTGGACGCTCTCGCGCAGGCGATCAACACTAAGCTAAAACTGTTTCAGGGCGAATGGTGGGAGAACACAAAAGAGGGTCTTCCATTCTTTCAGGGGATTGCAGGACAGAGTAATATCGCAGTAACTGATTTGTTAATCAAAACCCGAATACTCGAGACGCCTAATGTTATAAGCATCGCATCCTATCAGAGCAGCATCGACTCCTTACGACACTACACCGCAACCGCAACGATTAACACCACCTATGGGCAAATACAGACAGGGGTGAATTTATAATGGCATATGTAGCTCCCTATATTTCAAGCGCAGGACTTGTGACCCCTTCATTTGCAGATATTCAAAGCAATCTGATAGCTCAGGCTCAAACCATTTTTGGCACCGACATATATCTCGACGGAGATAGTCAAGACATGCAATTTATCGGCGCGCTTTCTGCCGCTATATATGACGCGATGCAACTGTGCCAGCTGGCCGTGAACAATCAATCGCCACAGACGGCAACAGGTACCGCGTTGGATTCGCTCGTTAAATTAAACGGCATCGCACGGCTCGCGGCAACTTATTCGACGGTTTCAATTACATGCGTGGGAATCGCAGGTACAACCATAGCCGCAGGCGTGGTGAGAGACCTTGCCGGTTACAACTGGGATATGTCCGCAAACTCCGTGATCCCATCGGGCGGCGTCTTATCCGTCACTGCGACATGTGAGACGCCCGGCGCTATTGTTGCTGATGTGGGCACGATACAGACGATCGTAACGCCTCAATACGGATGGTCGTCCGTCAGCAACGCAGCCGCAGCAACTCCAGGCATAGCGACCGAGACTGATACACAATTAAGAGCTCGACAGAGTTTCAGCGTAGGCCTTCCTTCGCAAACCCCGCTTGACGGCACATTGGCTGCGCTGCAAGCGATCGACGGAGTGACAAGGGTATTCGTCGACGAGAACACCACCGCCTCCACAGACACCAATTTAGTGCCCGCTCATTCAATCGGCGTGGTTGTCGACGGTGGGGACAGTATGGCCATAGCGGAAGCGATCGCGCAGCACAAGACAATAGGTTGCGGGACATACGGGTCGACGTCAGTGACGCTGCCAACAACATACGGTGTAGGTGGTACGATTAACTTTACAATTCCAGCCCATGAATCCATAGGTGTCAATATCACTGTGGTGAAACTGGCAGGATATACACTTGCCATCCAAAATCAAATCATAGCCAACCTGCAGGCATTTATAAACGCGTTGCCGATAGGTGTAACGGTTCAAGCTTCAGCCCTCTACCTGCCGATATTGCAGGCTATGCTGGGCGGTAACCCAAGCTTTACTGTCTCGGCCTTGACGGTCAATAAGAATGGCGGGAGCTTCGGAAGTTCCGCTGCTGTCGCATGGAATCAAGTCGCGGCAGCAGGGACAATCACAATTACCGGAGGCTTGTAATGGATAAGTATTTGAGCCTCATAACTTCCGAGCACCAACTCCAA